AGATGATTTGGTTGCTGGATGGATTGCCAATCATCCTGATGATCATCACACTATTGTTAGTAGTGATACTGATTTTGTGCAATTATTGGCTGAAAATGTTGTTCAATACAATGGTATGACTGATGAGTTGATTACCATTCAAGGTATATTCAATAACAAAGGCAAACGAGTAATTGACAAGAAGACCAAAGAGCCCAAGGCAGTACCGGAACCGCAATGGTTGCTGTTTGAAAAGTGTATGCGTGGCGATGCTAGCGACAATGTGTTCAGTGCCTATCCAGGTGTTCGCACCAAAGGTAGTAAAAACAAAGTTGGACTAATTGAGGCCTATGCAGATAAGAATGACAAAGGATTTGCATGGAACAATATGATGTTACAACGTTGGGTAGATCACAATGGTGTAGAACATCGAGTATTAGATGACTATGAACGTAATCGTGTATTGGTTGATTTAACTCATCAACCAGATAGCATTAAGCAAAAGATTAATGTTACAATAGCATCTGTTGAAACTAAAAGTAAATCTATGGTAGGGGCTCAGTTGTTAAAGTTTTGTGGTAAGTATGATTTGGCACGTATAAGTGAGAGTGCAGAACGATATGCAGAGTTTTTACAATCACCATATAAGGAGTGTTAAAATGCAGATTGATGTCAACGAAGAAATTATAGATCAGATTATGAAAACTGAATTACGTGAATCTATTACTGGTGTAAAGCAAGATATTAAAAACTTAAAAAAGATGCGTAAACGTGAACAGTATCAGGATCAGGACCTAGCAGATAATCAAGAACTACTACCACATTTGGAAGCAGTTTACAATTACTTTGGAGGAAATTTAAAATGAAATCATATACCGTAACATTGGAAGAAGATCCAGAAACTGGAGATCTTATATTGCCTTTTCCTGAAGATATGTTAAAAGAAGTAGGTTGGAAAGAAGGTGATACATTAGATTGGGAAGATAACAAAGATGGAACCTTTAGTATTACTAAAAAAGAGGTTACGGAAAAACAATGGGTATTAGTTGAATGCGTAAGCCAATTCCGTCAACGTTACATGGTCGAGGTTCCGGTTGGTACAGACCAATTTGGGAAAGATAAAAGTGAATGGGCACTGGATACGGTAACCATGAACGAAGCTAACGAATTCAGCCAGGAACATTTGGGTGAAACCATTGTATCACATCGTGTTATATCTCTAGCAGATGCATTGGTATTGTGCGATAAAGACAATGCGTATGTTGCAGAGTGGACCGAAGAACAGAAACTAGATACTTTTTTTACACGTGAAGGAGAGAAAGTTGATAATGAATGATAAACTGTCCGATATTATGAAAGAAGCGGTCAACAACTCAATCTGGAAACCGCTATCTGTTTCGCAAGAACCAGAAACTCGGCTGACAAACTGGGCAGTATTCAGTGTTGAATTAGAGGGCGGAGAACCCACTATTCATTTTGCTGGATATGCTGGCTATGAAGGTAGAGTATGTTCTCCGGTACAACAATATGATCCTACCACACGACGTGGTGTTACACGTAGTGGTAGAGTATATGAATTAACTGAAGATCGTGCAGGATTACGTGGTGATGCTGCCTATGTATGGGGAAGATGGGTCAATGGGAATGGCAATCCCAAATTTACTGATGTTACTGCGGAATATGTATGATTGCATGGATTTTAATTATACATTTGACAGGCTATCCCAATGTTACAACCTTTGTGGTTGATAATATCGTATCAGAGGCAGAGTGTTATGCTCTGTCAGATAATATGCACAAATACCGACTGGCATCCAAAGTTGAAACATTATGTTTTGCTGTTAACAAGGTAAAGTAAAATGAAACAAGAACTAGACAAATTGTTGTGTGAAAAATATCCCAAGATGATGGTGAACCGTAACAGGGATATGAAAGAAACTTGTATGTGTTGGGGCTTTGAATGTGGCGAAGGTTGGTACAATATTTTGAATCTGCTCATGGGTAATATTCAGCACCATCTTGATTGGAAAGAGAAACAACGTAATTGGGCCATGGAATATAACGCTATGGCCACACAAGCCAAAGCTGGTAACTTCGACTTGTTTGACGAAAGCATGAAAGCTCACTCGCCGGAACACAAAGAAATCCGGTTGATGGAAATTATTGCCGGAGACTTTAGAGAAGTACCGGAAGTTGTTCCACAAGTGACCTTGGATCAAGTTAAAGAAAAGTTTGGTACACTGAGATTTTATTACTCGGGTGGTGATGATTATATTAGCGGACTTTGTAGCATGGCAGAATCAATGAGTGCAGTTACTTGTGAAGAATGTGGTAATCCAGGTAAAACTGTTGGTGGGGGTTGGCTTACTACGTTGTGTAAGGAACATGCAGAAGCTCGTGACATTTATACCGAGGAAGAAGATGATTAAAGGATTACGAGGCGACCAAGGTATTACGGTTAGCGGTGGCGATACCAGTGTTCCTTATATTAACCAAAATACCACCAACCCTATGCAAGGTATGATACGTATATGGGGTTCTGAGATACAGTGTTTTGACGCTGGTTGTTGGCTGAATATGAACACCAGCTATGCTACTGTGAGTTTAGGTCCAGAATTACAAGTATTATTAAATTGGGCGCGACGTAAGATGATACAAGAACAAGACCTACAATCGCTCATGGAGAAATATCCAGGTCTTAAAGATGCTAAAGACAGTTACGAGGTCATGTTGGCACTAGTAAGTGATTATAAAAAGGAAATGCATGATTGAGTCTAAAACGACTGATGACTATCAAGAAATAGAACTCAGAGCTAAACCGGTTATTCAAAATAAATTCTGGATAGTGGAATCCAACGGCAAGAAGGTTGGCACTATTGAAAAGAACGATGATGGTGTAGTATATGCTAAAAATCAATCTAGAACGTTCTTTAAAAATTTATCTAAACTAACCAGTGAAATTAATATTGTATTTGATCGTGTTAGTGGATATATCTCCAAACCTAGTAGTCCAGACTTGGGTGGATACCCAGTAGAGAAATCTGCTTACAACATTCTATATGATGTAAAAAGAAAACTTTATGTATATACCAAGACCAATAAAAGCAAGAGCTATTTTTGTGCCGGACATTATGCGATAAAATTAAATGGTGTTTGGATCAAAAGTTTTTGCCCCAAGTTGATAACGGTGCAGAGGTATGAGTTCTGTGGGCCATTCAGGTCAGCTAAAGAGGTGATATGGTGATGGGATTACACATCCAAAATTTTAATCAACGTATACGAGCATTAAATCAAAGCAACGGAAAAGAGTTGGTAATGGGAGCCAAAGAGGCCAAAGAATTACATACAGAAATCTTTCAATTGCTGATAGAATTCGCAGATTTGGAGAAAAGATTACTCGATCTGGAGAAATCAGCCCCTCAAATGGCATTAGATGGGGGAGGCTTTAAGTGAAAGTATAATCTGCTAGTATAAATATATGTATGTTAAATTTCAATAGGAACAACTGCAATGTCTAGACCTAAACCCACTATACTAATTGAACAGGTCAACAAGACTAGTTATAAATGTGATCAGATATTAGATGCGCCCGGCATCTTTGCGGTGTTCTACGATGACAAACCTATCAATTTAAAAAGCAGTAACATGTTGGTAAATTATCCCGGCCCCAAATATAAAAAGACGGCGTTTGCTAATCCTGGTCACGCAATTAACTTGGCTAAAAAACTTAATGTACAGTTCAAGACTGATAAGTTTACAGTGCTATTGCTGAACCAAGGAACCAAACTCTATCCAAAACCTTAGGCAAACATTCACTGAGTTTTTTATGATACGTGGCGGGTTAGATTCTGCACTAATGGATCATTACCTTTCTGAATGGTGGTTCGTGGGCAAATCATCCAATGTACGACTAAGCCGAGCTGGGTATGATTTTTTAACTCAGAAAATAAAATTCCCCAGTTATGATTTTGTAGTTCAAATAGAGAAGCCTTGGACTATCAGTAGCAGACTGCTATTGCTATTAGATAAAAAAATGGATGCGCCCTACTACATACACCTTAGACATGCCATTCAAGGAACCATTACCCATTTTTCTGAACGTGATGCAATGATGCTGGCACTCATTGATAACGACATTACACGATACTTGAGTAGCATGAAATAGCACTAAATCCAGCTTTAAAAAATTGTCAATGAAATCAATGACTTATAAAATCACGTAAGTTGTTGATTTCATTGACTTTTATTTTGCCTGTTTTGGTTGACTTCTTGATCAAAAAGCGTATAATAGCTACATACAGTTAGATAACGGGCACAAGATGGAACAAGTTAAACGTAAACGCAGAAACGATAGACGGCATGCCGTATATCAAATCAGTAATATACTTACTGGTGAGAAATACATTGGGATTACAGTTACCCAAGGCGGTGCTCTTAAGCGTAGCCTGAAAATACGGTGGCAGAAACATGTCCGTCGTGCCCTTACAGAGAACAAGAGCTGGGCATTGTGTGAGAACATCCGCGAATGGGGTGCAGAAGCTTTTGAAATCAGCATGTTAGAGACGATACGTGGCCGTAAGCCAGCTCATCAACGCGAACGCGAGCTTATCCGCACGTTGACCCCGACATTGAACACGTTCTAAAGTAGTTGACAGAGTGGTCAGAAGGTTGTATAATCGATACATACACTAAAGAAACGGAGAAACAAATGGACATTAAACAGTATAAGAAATTGCGTCTGGAAGTGTTTCAAACTGCCACTCGCCTGCAATTGGTAGAGAGCTCACTGGCCGATGCCGCGGCGGAGTTGCGTAGTCAGGTGGTGTTTAGCAAGGTCGGCAATACTGTGACATTGGAATTTGGTGGACGAGTTCTTAAGTGCGTGAA